CGGCAAATTTGAAGGTTTGGATCACCCGCCGGAGTTTCAATGGGAAGAAGTGGTAAGAGTCCGCGAAATCCTAGAATAACCCCATGAAATACCTCTTGGCACTACTAACCGGAGCCGTCGCCATGATCTGGCTCATCGTAATCACCAACTACCTACGCCCATGATAACCTACCTAAGACCACCAAAAGCCAAACGCTCGCCGCTCCTATTCATCGCCATGTATTCCGCCAGCGGGATCATCATGCTGGCGATCATCGCCGCAGTTTACTGCAAATTCTTTTCCTAATCTCCAACCAATACCAAAATGAATACAACAATCAGACCAGCTCAAGAAATCAAAATGGAAGTCCTGCCCCCTGAAGTGGCATCGGCATCCACAGAACTCTCATGCCCATCAAATAAGGCTCTAGAGTTATTCCAGCCATTCCGAAAACCGTTTGAAGCCGCCGCCGCTTTGCTTAAAGAAGAGGAATCCGCGACAACCGCAACAGACGCCCGCGCACTCCGACTGAAAATGGTCAAGGCGAGAACCACGATTTCAAACACAACAGATGCGGCTAAGAGCGACATCAAACTGTCATCCAATATCATCGACTGGTATCATAACAAAGGGCGTGACCGTTTGGCAGAAGCCGAATCCCGACTCATGGAAATCGAGAAGGCAGAGGAGCGCCGGGAAGCAGCTCGCATCGAATCAATCCGCAAAGAACGCGCCGAAATCCTTGACGAGATGGAACACAACTATCAAGGAATGAATCTTGGACCAATGACAGAGGATCACTGGCAAGTGTATCTCCAACAGGCAAAAGACATTGCCGAACTCCGCAAGCAGCGGGAAGCAAGAGTGGAAGCCGAGCGCATTGCAGAAGCCAAGCGCCAAGAAGAAGAGCGAGAGGCGCAACGATTGGAAAACATCCGCTTGCGTGAAGAGGCGGATAAAGCTGCCGCCGAACTCGCCAAGCAAAAGGCCGAGCAAGCCAATAATTCTTTGAAAGCATTTATGGCTTCCGCTCCAAAGGCTCCACAATCTTTGCGTGAAGGGTTTTCAAATGCCTCTAATCTTTAAAACTGAGGGGTTTGAAGCCCTCAACGACCAGCTTTTGACATTGGCTAAAGATGTTCGTTCTGAGAGTGAAGCCAATGGTTTCATCAAAATCCTCACAATGTCAACGACAAAGACATTGAACCGATTGATTCCAGAGGTTCAAGCCAGAGCGCCTTATGACGGCGAGACAAATAAGAGCGGCATTCACCTTAGAGATACGGTAAAAGTTCGCTCAAAGGTTCCAAATGCAAAAGATAGGGAATCTCATTTTGTTGAGGAATCTGACGCTGTAATCGGTATTTTGTCCGTAAAGAAAAGTGCCGTTTCTTTGGCTCAAGAGTTTGGTCATGTCGTCAAACTTTGCCTGCAATTTGTCAGGGTCAATCTTTGCGACTCGCTCTTGCAGAGCGTTCATTTCAGCAGTCAATGGGACGCGAACCTTAAATTCGTGGCCTCCAATGCTGAAAGTCTTTGTTCGGATTTGCGCGACTGCGCTTTCATACTTCTTGCCAAAGGCAGAGGCGAGTTTGCTCATTTCGAGTCCTATCGTGTGGTTTTGATAATCTTGTGGAAGATGGCTTCATTCAAGTCCAATGCGTATTGCACTGCTTGGTCTGGAGTCATTTTGTCGGCGTGATGACGAGCAATGTCATGCGCCAAAGCAACCGCCGTCAGACGTTGCTGAGTAAACCCAAACCAGTCCTTGCGAGACTCGGCTTGGGTTACTAGAAAGTTCAGGAGGTCACTATTGTCTTTTACTGTAACTGTCATGTGATGTCGTATTAGGCGTTGTTAGACCAGCCGTAGCTGTTGCCGCCAACAGGGTGGATTGTGAAGTTGAACTTGCCTTCGGCAGATGGAGACATATCCCAAGACATACCGCCAACCATGCCGTTGAAAGCGTAGGCAACAGTGTCAGTGCCGTCATACACAGCAACAACGTAAGTGCGGATGATTGTGCCGTTGTAGCCGTCTTCACGAATCAACAACTGAGCTGTGTCAGCAGGGTTCCATGCAGAAGTAACAGCCAAAGATGTCACTTGGTTTTGAGTGGTGATTTTTGCACCAGTGCGAGCGCCAGCCACAGAGTAAGCAGCAACAGCATCGTCAGCACCGAAGGCAGGCACAGCTTCAACTGGAACCAAGATACCGTCAGTACCAGTACCGCCTGCGGCTGTACCAATGATGTCGGCCACTTGGCCTGTCCATGTGGACAATTGAGCGTCAGTCAGGGGAGTTGGCGTATCGCCAGTTTGACACCAGAGGGTTGCAACGTAGCCGGGTAAGACTTTATTGATGAGAGCCATTTTGATTTCCTTTGAAAAGAGTTGATGTAACTGTCTTATGCTGGAACGTCGATGGTGCAATCCAAAAAGACTTGCGCCAAATTCTGCTCGTTGTCATAGCTGTTGTATAGCCAAACCACATCGGCCTTCGCAATGAAGAACCCATCGGTCGGACTACCAAATTGACCACTATAACCGTGTAGGGATTGTAGTACCTGATTGGAAATAGTGAAACCATCTTCAATCTTCTGAGTGAAGATAGAGATTTGAAACACAGGGCGGTCAATGCCCTTGTTGTTCTGTTGTTGGCCCGTGTAAACGGGTTGGTGGACATTACGCAACTGCCATGTGAGGAACTTTGGCTCTCTCGCAAAATTGCGGTTGAACGAAGCGTACACAGGGACGGGCGTGACAATGTTTGCCAATTGATATTGGATTGCCTTGCCGTATAAAACTGGATTGAGTTGAGTCGTCATACTGCCGTCACAGGGTCATTGCGGTAGCACAAGAACATCACAGTCATGCGGTCGTTTGCCTCGCGCACATCCGTAATACGCCAATCTTGGCCGCGCCAAGTGATTGAGTATTGGTCTTGCCCATCCACGATTTGTTTCATGTTCGGCGTGTAGTTCAGAGTGAACTGAGTCAGCTCTTGGTACAGACGATACTTGTCAGCAATCTTTAAGCTATTCGCAACATCAGACACACGGGCGCGAGTATCAAACCATTTGGTCTGAGTAGTCGTGCCTTCACCAAACCCACTCTCAGAGAAAGTGAGGTTGTTGATTGCAATGTTCTCGAAACGTGCAATTGCCATTTACATCACCAAAGGTTTGTAAGGACGCAGCAAGCACTGCACACCCCAAGGGATGTTGTGCTGGATTGGGCCTGTGGTGTCACTACGATTGTTGTAGAGGTGAGTCAACAACAAAAGACCAGCCAACTTTATTACAGGGTAAGTCGCAATAATGTTTGCCACAGCCGTGTATTCGCAAATGACAGGCGAGGTCATTGAGCTATTTAAGTTGGTTGGAAGATTTGCAATAACTACTTTATTGCCAGATGGGTCATAGTAATACTGGTCTGCTGCCACCGTGATTAACTCAGGAGGATTATTGTCATTCCAGTATTTAACTGCATTCACCACAACTCCGGGTTGTGATGGATTAAAGTTTTGACTTACTTCTGGCAAATCCAACGTCAAAGGAGTTCCGTTCAAACTCGCAGAGTTGTACCAAACACGATATGACGTTGGCATAACTGAAAGACCAAGATAGTCCTCAATTGCCATTCGAGTAGCAACCTCAAGACCTTGCAAGTAAGTATCTTGGCTTTCATCACCAAACAAGTTTAATTGATTGGTGATTTCATCCAAACTCAGCCAAGGCGTAGCAATGTCGCGACTGATTTGCTCTGTCTTTGCGTAGTTGAACGGATTGCGGGTTCCGCCTCCGTAGCTCAAGTAACCGAGTTGTGAATCAGCCGCCATTTTTTACCTCTTATGCTGCGCTCAATCGTACACCAGCTTGAGGCTCGCGCACAGTAGACACGACACGCTTTTCTGCGTACAGGGTGATGAAGCCGGGCTGTGTTTGCTCGAACATCTGCACACTCATTTGCTCTGTGTCACCAATAGTCAAGAAGCGCGACCAGTTTGCCAAGTAGATTGGGAAGTCAGACGACAGATATGGGTTTGGAATCACAGGGAAACCGAACACACGACCAACAGCAGCGCCGTCAGAGTCGCCAATTTCCAAGAACAATGGCAGACCTTGGGTGTCCTTCAATTCACGCAGCATGAGAATCATGTCAGGGTGAATGTGCCATGCCGTTGAAGGCAGCGCCCAATACTGAGCTGGCAAGGTAGAGGCCATGTCCACAATCTTGTTGTAGGTCACAGGAGAGCCACCCAACGACACGGTTGCAATTTCATGCAAGCCATCGGTCATTGCTGTGCCGCTTGAGCCAAAAGAGCTAGAAGATGCAGATGGGTAGCTATCCAAGCCACGCAAACCGTATTCAGCGCCAGTTGAATCAGTGGTAGAGCCAGATTGGTCATCGTTCAGAACCATTGATTGACCTTCCAATTGAGCGAACTCAAGTGCCAAGTCTTCAACCAAAGAAGATTCCAACGCATTCACATCTGACAGGACTGCGGTACGGATTGGAAGCTGTGCAACCAACACTCGCACTGGCAATTGCCAAATGGATGTGTCAACATCAGGAGAGCCTGAGTTGGGAGTAAATTCGTAACCCCAAGGGTTTGTAGAGTTTGCAGCGTTACCAGTCTTGGCAACGAACTGAGCATCAGAGCCATCCACAGTGATTTGGCGAGAGCCTTGACGCAATGGGTTTGCTTGACGCAGTGCGGCAAACGCATCGTCGAATACAACATTACCACCAACACCCGAACCAGAACCAGTGATTCCAGAGGCTTCTTTCAGGTCAATGGTAACTTTGCCACCTTCGGTAATGGCTTGCTTAATGC